TCACTCTGCTGCTTCCTCCATTACGTGTTCTTCCAACACTCTCACTGCATCCACTAGGTTACGTGGGCTTAAGTGTGAATAACGCATTGTCATAGTGATAGAGGAGTGTCCAGCTAAGGCACATACCGTAGCAATATCAACCTTACGCTGAACAAGACGTGAGCAAAACGTGTGTCTCATCACGTGTGGAACGAATTGAGGATCACCCATTAGCTTAAGGTGTGACTTACCGTGATTCCATAGGTGGCGAATCTTGTCATTAGTCCAGCCTAGCCATAGAGCATCAGTCGGTGTTTCGGCTTCGTCACTTCTTCTTTTGATAATGTCATAAGAGCGGGAAGTGAGCGGGAGTGTCCGTACCTTGCCTGTTTTTGACTTGGTGACTGTAACTGTCCTAGCCTTAGCATCAAACACCTGTCTATTTAGCCGCCTAAGCTCGCCTAAGCGTAGACCAGTATCTATCCCTACTATGACTAGCTCTCTCATATCTTCGTTGCCTATGAAGCGATAGTAAGCCAATAACTCAGCTTCTTCCTCTTCGGTGATGTACCGGACACGATGTTCAGGCTCACGCTTACGATCAATCTTAGGCTTTCTCTGGATATACTGGCGCTCATAAGCGAATGTCAGCATCTTGGATAACGCTGATAGTCTTCGGTTAATCGTAGCAGGGGCTATCCCTTCCTCTTCAAAACTGAAAATCATGTTATCAATCGCTGTCTCGTCAACCATGGAGGGGTGCAAGTGCTCCCCTAAAGTTCTGACACACTTCAAAGCATTGACTTCTGACGACTTAGAACTACGATTGTTAGCCCAGTAACGTTTATAAGTCATATCGAACAGCTCAAGTAAATTCTTAGGGCCTAAAGTAGCCTTGCTATTACTTTCCTTCTCGTTTATGATCTTGCCACGTTTCAAATCAGCCTTGGTCTGTAGCTCCCATGCTTCGGCCTCGACTTCTGTAGGGAATGATTGACGGTAACGCTCACCTTTATAGTGAACGGTAGCCTCAAAACTGTTACCTCTAGGTCTTACAGGCATGATTAATTCTCCTTGCTCGGGTGATGGAATTGGTAGACATGAGGGATTCAAAATCCCTTGCCTTTACGGGCGTGAGGGTTCGAGTCCCTCCCCGAGTACCACTTAAGTTAGGGAAGGACTAAGCCCTGATTTATCTAATGTTTTTAATTTTCTCTGCTAACTCCTGTCCACGTTCTGTTAAAAATACTACTTTACGCCTCCGTTCCATTGGGTCTTCCTGCGTAAAAACTAAGTTGTGACCAGCTTTTTTCAACCTGTGCCACTTCGAGAGTGCTGCAACGTTACGGCTACAGCTAGCTTGAGATATACCTGAACGCTTGTATAGTTCCGTCATGTTCAGCCCTTCATCAGCTGCGACATTAAGAAAAACTACAGCCATTTGCATAGGCATCTCAGGGTCAATCTCTCTAAATGCTTCGAGTACCTTCATCCTTTTGGAATACGATTTATCCATGATCTCTTCCTCTACAGTTAAAATTAAGTCTCTTTACTAATAACGATATGAAAGTGGCCTAAAAACCACAACTCAGTCTCGCTCTCGTGACTCTCTTTGTCAAGCAACTTATTCGAGCGTGTATAGCTAAAGGTCTCAAAAAATAATCTATAACCCATAATACGAGGTGATGTTATTGCTATCTGTCCCATTATTGTTCCTCTCTCGTTTCTTCCCTAAGTTGTTACAATAACTATGATTGTTTCAGCTTGTTAATGTAACTGGATGCTGATGTTCTCATAATATTCTCAGGCTGTAAATAGTCACGAGAGTGCAACTAATTCGATCAATAAGTTAGCGCGAGTAGGGCAAAGATAACGGCTAGTGTTGCGCATGTTGTAAGCATTGATATGGCTCGTTTCCGCTCCTCCAGACGCTTTAATCTAGGTAATACGTCATACATTGATGTAACTCCTGTTTTGCTGTTGTTAAACTCAAGGAGCCTCGTTAGAAGCCCCTTTGGTTTAACTTAAGTCAGGCGTCCTTAGCTAATACGTCCAAGTTGAGCCACTTACCGTTATCTACTAGCTCTTCAAAACCTACCGTTTCATCCCATAAGTAGCAGCCTATGTCGGTGTTGTACTCGAACTTATTAATCGCTGTGTTAACCCCAAGCTTCTGTAAAATAAGGTTAAGTTTAGAGGCACGTTCGTGGTTTACGTTTGGGTCGTCGCTCAGTTCAAGCTCTAGCCATATACGGTTTTTCATCTGGTTATCTCCTGTTAATACAAAATAGTTACATCGTCATCGTTAGGGTTTAGAAGCGTCACAGTCCCGCTCATTGGTTCCCATACGTAAAACGGCTGTGTTAGGTCTGTGTCTGGCTTCACGTACACCTCAAAATTGTTATAGCTAAGTCCTATCAGGTGTAGCTCCGTGAAACCTTCTTTTTCTGCATCGTCTCGTGTCATGTCTCAGTCCTCAAAAGTCAAAATCTATATAAACAATGGTTGAACCTTTCAGGAATATCTCGCGGTTCATGTCCTCATAGTCAATGCAGGAATAACGCTTGATTTCTCGTGCGTAGTGGTTCCGACAAAATATCGTCTTGGCATCAGGCTTACGCTTGAAAACGTCACCTGACTTTAGTGTCTTAAGTTCAACTGCTTTCATGCTTCTGTCTCTCCTTGGTGGTCTGCTGGTTCGACGTTCGAGCTGATTACCTGCCCGTCACGCATAATGATCACTTCATCAAAATCTAAAAATTCAACTTCCATGGGTGTAACTCCTGTTGTGTTGTTGGTTGTAACTTTGGTTTACTCGTGGCCTCTCGTGAGAAAGACCACTGATAAACCTTGCGTTGTCGATAGCGTTGCGGTGGTGGATAGCTAAGGGCGTGACTTAATATTCAAAGCCTAGACTCTCAACATCCTTCTTGAACTCCTCAAGTAAAGCCGGAAGTCTTGCTTTCAGGTTCTCCTCTGTGAAGTCCTTAAGTTCAGCCTCAGGCCACACTGCACATGAACGAGCGGCTTTTAGGTCTGGTTCTTTACCATCTGAAAACGATGTGGGAATCTCCACAACTTCAAAAGGATAGTTCTGTAAAGCTTCTCTAAACTCCAGCGCCTCTTCCTCAGTGTCAAAAGGGCATTGATACCATTCACCAAGGAAGCCAAGGAAGGTGTACTTAGGTTTGAACGTTTTGGGATCGTCTTTGTGAGGTACTGACACAATTTCAAGGTCAAAGTGTTCGAGCTTTTCAAGCCATGCTAAGAACTTCTGACCAATCTTGATAGTGATAGGGAAGTCACCAAATTTTAAACGGCGGCTAAAATGTGTCGGTTCTCCCTTACGTTTGCCGTAGTGGTCTGTGTCTCTTGCGTGATACATGGTGTTTGCTACGTAGTGCAGAGGCCCCTCAGAAGACACTAAATGCCACTTGATTAAATGCGCAAGCTCAGGGAACGCTTCGGCTACTGCTTCATGACAGCACCCACACATGATCATGTTATTGTCTCCACGTCTTCCGGCTCTGTAGACATCTGCAGTTATAGCGAATGTGTTGTGTCCGTTTCCGCACTCGTCGTCATAACGTACGTTAGTTGTTATATCTACCTTTTCACCATCTAGCATAACGCCCTTTTTAGTGAACGTTTTAACCTGTTTTCTAGTTAACTTTGACTGTGGTAGTTGTTGTGTATTACTCATGTTATATACTCCTGTGTATAAGTTGCGATAGTGGATAGTTGATTATCAAAGAATCACCAGTGAGACCTCAGTGAAGCCTCACCAGTGAGCCAGTGAGTATCTTTAGTTTCCATATTGTTAAAGAGCTGCAACCCGCTTGTGATTGCTTACGTTGGTAAACATAGTTACACAGGTGGATAGCTAATGCAACAATTATTTTTAAATCAAACTAAATTAAATCATAAGTCATTGAGAGTTAAAGCTTAAAACTTACTAGGGTGTGGCTGTGGCGTGGTCTCTCGTTGAGCTTATGCGAGGAGTTAAGTCGTTACTTAAGTGTGAATCAAGCGTGTTACTTCTATATATGGTCAGCGTGTCTTCCGTTTAACTATAGTAAGAGGGCTTCAAGTTGGCTAGGGTGTGGCTGTGGTTATTCAATAGTGAAGCTGGCGTGTGTCGATAGTGATTCGATAGTGTGTCGATAGTGTGTCGATAGTGGGCGTGAGGTAGAAAAAAAATAAACACCCCACCACAGAGAAACACAAGAATAAATGTAATGATATAACGTATCATAAAACAATAAACAACCTAAGTTCACCCCTCGCTTACGATACAATATCCAACGAATAACGAGAGATACCAACGGTTAGCGGTGAACTGTGGCGTTTCCTGTGGTGTATATGGGCGTCATCCCTTGGTTTTTCTAGGGTTGGCAGGGGGTACGGGGGGTGATGCAAAGCATACGTCATGCGTGGTATGGCCTCACATTTTTCTCAGGAATAATCCCTAGTCCCACACAGGCCCCACTAACGCCCCACATTAGCTATCCACTAGGGTAACCATGGCGGGTAGACTACGAAAGTCCAACACAGAGCCACACAGGAGCTTCTAGGGTTAGCTAGGGTGGGCTGTGGTCGTTGTCATTTCGAGCAGTGAAGATAAGTAATTGTCAATGAGTTTACTTAAGTAGTAACTTCTGTATAGCTACTGGATCACTGAACGAAGTGAAGAGAGACAGTAGTGACAGAAGTTTGGGCTTACGGTGATATTACTATTATGATTATCAATATGGTAATTATGTCAGCCTCGCGCACGTGCGACTTAAGTATTACTTAAGTTGTTACTTACGGTCTCTCTCTCCCCTAAGATGCGTGGTAATTACAGTCAAACCCGCATTGTCTGGTAGAAGTGTCTGATAGACTTACAAAAAAATAAGCACCAAACACAGGTGTTATTACCTATGTCTAGTGCTTAAGTTTTACTCTAGTTGTCGAACCAAGTGTTTGAGTTAGGCTTATGACCTATCACGTGTTGCATGAAGCGTTCGAGTTCTTCATCAAACAGTCTTTCCTTGTGCTCGGTTGCTGCTTTGTCGGTATCACGTCCCATCTGTTCTACCCAGTAAGCCACGGCTCCTGCAAGAGCGTCTAAGCGGTCATCATGTCTTAGCGCACCCTTAGCCCTAGTGATACGAGTAAGCTGGTAAAACAGGCTATAGAGTGGATCAGGGGCTGTATCATAGTCCTTCTTAATGAGACCTTTATCAACCACAAGTCTATGCTGGTTCATTACAGGCTCAAGGATATCAATGATACGTTTCTCTTTCTGGATAGTTGCTCGTGGCCCTTCCTCGATTCCACATAAGTGAAACCTGTGCAGGACTGGCTTGAACAATTCCATGAACATACCGTCACCGAAGTTAGGCTCACAGAGAACGAGGTTTACTTTGTTTAGAGCTGCTACACCAGCCAGCTTCTTAAGTGTGGCTTCGTCATAACCACCAGTGAAACCACCTATATCAGTTAGGTATAACCAGCCGTTTAGCATTTTAACTACTGCGTAACTGGTTTCATCCGAACCACGACCAGAGGGGTCAATGAACATAACTGAACCTGTGTACTCAGTCATATCCTTTTCTAACCACATAGGGCTATAGAACTTATCTCCAGCCATACCAGCGGTAGGAACATCATTAACGGTATACTCCGCACCTGAACTCCAGACAACTTTAGTAGGAGCCATGTTCTTATCAAGAGGCATGATAATCAGGTCTTCTAATCGAAGAGGATACTTATCAGCGTCACTTAGCGAAGTGTCTAACATGAACTGTAGGGCGAAGCCTGACCGACCATAGGAAGCCTCACGTTCAAGTAAGTCCTCATTGGTAAAACGTTGGCTGTCTGTGGTGTCTCGTGGCTTCCCGCCTTTGGCTAACAGGTCGAGAATCATTGGAGCAAGCGTACCGTTGTATGACTCTACCTTCTCAGGAATACGAGCGGGCCACACACGAATTTCGTAACCACGTTCCCTTAGTTGGTTATAGATAGACATTTCAGTCTGAGGTGTACCAAGGAAGGTGACCTTACCGTTAGGCTTAAGGATCGCATCGAACTCTTTGATACGTTCTCCTAGGGTGTCCCTCATGGTTTGCGTGAGTGAGTTATTCAGTGATTCCACGTCATCCGCAATAATCTCATCAGCACGTGAACCTGTAAGCTGGCCTGTGATACCTACCGACTTAACGGAAGGTGAATGAGAGATACCTGCGGGGCCAACGTCAAACATGATGTTCGAGTTACGTTGATCACCAGTTGGCCTTAAGTGAGCAAGCTCAGGCATTTCAAAGATTAGACGTTTCGTGAACGTAGAGAACTGGTCTGACCTGTCCTTAGAGGCTGACACCACAAGGAAGTTAAGGTTAGGGTTTAGTAATAAGCGCCAGACTACATAAGCTGCTGTAATCCAAGACTTACCTACACCACGGAAAGCCTCAATAACCTTACGGCGTGGGCCATGTTGTAGATAGTAAGCAATGTCATATTGAACTGGGGTAGGGTCTGGTCTAGCTGCGGTGATTGCCCCCGCTTTCCAGAGGAATACCCAAACGAAGTACAGGAAGTTACGAAAGTCTTGGAATGGATGGTCTTTAGGAAGACTCATTAAATCTCCATACAAGTTATAAAAAAGCCCCTTACAGCCATTAACTAGGGCTACCCGCTACAGTTGCGTAGGTGGATAGTAGAGGTCGGCTGAAAAGGGGCGTGAGTGAGCTAGAAGTGCTCGTTAGTGAGTGTGAGCAGTAGGGTCGTTAGGGTTAGTGAACGGTAGTTTCTCTTCCAGCATTGACGCTAGTTGTCCTACGGTCTTGTTACCTACTGATGTTACGTTGTTATCTGAGAGGAACTTGATAGCCTGAGCGAAGATTGAAGCAGGAGCCTCGCCAGAAGCAATAGCCGCCTTAAGCTTCTCACCGACCAAGGCGTGAAGTTGCTCAAGTAACTCTGTAGAAGCAGTCATTAGTTACCTCCAAAGTATTTATTTAAGAATCTCTCAAGGAATGATGTACCAAGAGAGGCGAAGAGAGCTGAGAGTCCCAGTAAAGCTAGGAGGGGAATGTCTGGAATTTGAATGAGAGCAGCTCCAGCACCAAGAGAAAGACCAGCTGAGCTTATAGCTCGTCCGATAATGATACGTGTGGTCAGTTTTTCTTCTGAGGCGAGGAGCTGTCCTAAGCCAATCATAAGCCCAATCCCTAGCATCGAGACTGCTGCCTCTGTATGCGAGAATTTATCAGGCACTTTTAACCTTTTGTTTAGAAAGCGGTTACCACGTTAAAGCTTCCATAGCTTCGCGGTCTTCGGAATCGTAAGCTGCATCTAAGTCAGCTTTTAAATCCCACGATTTTTGCCATATAGCTTGAACTTGAACTGCACGAGCAGCTGCTATACCAGCGAGAAAGCTTAGTGAAGCGGGGTGATTAACGTTTTCAGCATCACGCCACACTAGACCTTCTGGTGTTTCACCTATAGCATTGAACGTAGCCAACGCTTCGGTTAGTTGCTTGATAGAGGTAGGGTCAACCTGCCATGTGAACTCGTGTGCTACTACCGTCCCATAAGGATCAGCAAGGGCAGTATCACGTGAGTTCTCTATCATGTTGTACTGTGAGGCGTACACTTCCTCTAAAGTAGGCGTAGTGGCCGTATAGGGAGTCACCTCGCTTAAGTTAGCTAGAACAGTGTCTCTAATGAGAATCTCATGTTCTTCAATAGCTGGAGCATCGAGGTCTACTGTGTACTCGAATGTCCCTAACTCTTTAGTCGTAACATCCACGTCAACTAGACGTGGGTTAGGTGTAGTGTTGCGAGGGTTTTGAATATTAGTAATTTCCATTAAGCGTACCTAAGGGCTAAGAATGTTATTGTAGAACCGGAGAATTGGTTCTCCACAACTGATGCTATACCCATTATTCTCCAAGAACCGCTACTCAGGCCAAGAGAGGAACCTGACTGACCGGATCCCAGTGTATAGTTAACCTTGGAAGTACCTGTGGCATAACTACCTACGGCCTTATAGCCAGCTCCTTTATAGGCATTGAGGACTGAGGATGTATCAACCACAGCTCCAGCAGGAGGGGGGTTTTCAGGGCTATAAAAGTCTGATGGTGATTTACCTTGCAAAAGGTTAGCGTTTACACCCCCTTCACCTGCACTCACCGGAGCAAGTAAAGATAAAATATTAGCTGCATTAAAATCGTCACTCTCCAGTTTCTCACTAAGCAAGAGAGAAAGGGTGTTGAACGCTGAGTCCACATCCCCTGTAGATGCCTCTGTAACCCAGTCACTCCAGCCGTTGTTATCAAAACGTCCTACACGTTTCATTACCTTACCGCTGTTATAGGCGCTACTGTAAGGAACGAGAATCTGCATAGCACCACCGTCTTGTGAAGCACTAAACGAAGGGATATTTAAAAGCTTACCGAACGGTATAGGCCAGCCGTAACTATCCTCAACGAAGGTAACGCAGAGTCCTACATTGAAGAACTCGCGAGGGTTTCTGGAGGCGTTGTCGAAAGGGACTGAACCTGCTGGTACATCAACTATACGTTTGTGGTCGTGTGACTCAGCATCCACGGGGAACGAAGAAGGCTTATTACTTACCTCATCCCATGTAGGCCATCGTGTAGCCGTTTGCGGTACAGAGTTGACTTCACCGAATGTAGGCCAGCGTGTAGCCGTTTGCGGTTTACTACCGATCATATCCCATGTCAGATTCTCAGCGTCACCAGCGGGGCCTTGTGCTCCTGTCTCGCCGCGCTGAGCACCTACGGCCCAGTAACTATCATTAGCTAACGAAGGTTCTACACCTTTGGGTACATCAATTTTAGCTACCCATGATGAACCGTTCCACGTTACGGTATCTAACCGTTCATAATCTGTTAGACCGTTCCACTCACCTTTGAAAGCGAAAGTGACACGACCTATTTTTAATCTAGGCATTAATTCTCCTATAGTGTTGCGTAGAGGTAACCATCCTCATCAATCTCAAAATCAGCATTGAGGTCGTCCCCTACGTATTCGAGGTATAAGTAACCATCCTCATCAATCATCATCTGACCAAACGCTAGGCCGGAAGGAGTATCTCCTAACTCACCTTTGTCCCCCTTAGGGCCTTTCTCACCAACTGGCCCTTGTGGGCCTGTAGCCCCCATGGGAATATGTAAGGTAAGAACTCCGGTCACTGCGTTGTATGACGCTGTGCCTTGCTGGTCGTTAGGAACGTTAACCACTGTTACTGTTAGGTCTTGCAGTTGGTCTTTGAAACCCTCAGCTAAAGCAGCCGCCTCTTGAGCAGCCATAACGAAGCTATCTCCAGAGAACAAGGCCCAGTCCTTAGTAACAAGGTCAGAGCCATCAATAGGGTCACCAAAGTTACTCGCGACCAAACCACGACCGTCCCACTCACCAGAGCGTAGAGCTACTGTAGCGTCAGACCTATCAAGTCCTTCTTGAATGAGGTAGAAAAGCTGGAGAGCTGAGAGGTCAAGCTGTGTTTCGTTGAGAGTAGAGGCATCCTGAAAGTCTACGATTCGTGTTGATTTACGTGTGTCACGGTAGATGCGGACTTTAGAGCCTAAGACTGGCTCAGGGGTGACATTAATAGTGTTCTCAGTAATCCACTCGTAAGCTGAGTCCTGCTCGTTTACTGAGACTTTTACGTCAGATTTGTTGATATAAGGGAAAGAAAAAGAATAGTTAGCATTACTTGGTGTTTCGTGAATGAACTCCACGAAGGAATATGCCATTAATCCTCCTAAAGAAAAGGGAGACCGAAGCCTCCCGTATTGTTATTGAATCTCCTCAAGGAAGTCTTTAACTGGTTTAGAGTTTGTCTTCCTGTCAGCATCGAAGAGACCTGCTTCTGATAAGGCTTTCTGAGTCTGGTTCCTAACGTCCACATCGAACAGTTGAGGGTTTTCACTCATTAGCTTAGCGTGGGCGATATCTCTAGCTGAATTGATCATTGTTTGAATGGTAGTGACGCGCGGCCCTTTATACTTCATCGTGCCGTCAGGTAACGGAGCCTTAAGTATCTTAGCCATTGCATCGACATTCAGTGTTTCGTTGTAGAGTTGATTCCATCTATCGTAGAGTGTTTCCTTACCATCTGCTGTTAGGACTGTCCGATAGTCAATGTTAGTTGAGCTGTGGCTAGTAGGGATACGAATGATTAAATCCGTTATCTCCTGCAATCTTTTCAGCTCTTTATCAACGAACAGTTCATTCTCACTCCGGCCCTTCGCTCGTTGCTCTGGTGTTGCTCCAGAGAAAACGTTCCATAAAGCTCCTGTGTTTGTCAGACTCTTACGTCTACCCATGTGGTCATAAGCATAAGGAGTTTTGATAGCTTCAATACCCCAAGGGTCAAGTAACTGAGCCTGAGCCACCTGTAAAACTGTAGCAGGTTCTCTCATGCTGTCCTCAGGGTTCAACGTTAGCTCAGCCTTACGTACAGTCGAGGGTGTTACTAAGCGCATCTTCTCACCTATGAAGCGTAAGAAGCCCGAAGGTCTACCCTCAGGGTCGAAGGCTGACTCAATAGCATCAGCAGTACCACCTAAGCCAGCCAAGAGGTTAGCGTCTGTAAATGCTTTGTAAAAAGCTATGGTAGTGATACCTATATAGTTAGATACATCTTGAAAAGCTTTATCAGGTATTTCCTCACCTTGAGCCTTACGTATAGTTAGGCGGTCGAGTAGCTCCATACCTGTAACCATGGTCTTCATGGGTGTAGCGATAGGGTCAAAGAAACGGTAACTATAGCTGTTACCATCCTCATCAACTATTGTGTAAGGGTCTTGTTCAGCTGAGTCACGTTGAAGTGCATCTTGTCTCCAGTCACGGTTACTTCCTGCGCCTGTGATTCTACCCTCAGAGTAGAGTGTCATTACAGCGGAAGCCATAGCGATAGAAGCCATAGCCTCGCCCCGCGCCCTAGTCATTCTCTCTGGCCCGTTAAGACCTCGAATATCTGAAAGGAAGCGGGGTGCTAAGAACTGAGCCGCTGGTGTAATACGCATACCTTCCTCAAAAACACGTAAAGGTGTACGAATGAATAACTGTCCTATCAAGAGTTTTAACGTTGGCTGTGTACTCATTCCTTCATCGAACCATTTAGCAAGGCTTGATGCTGTACCTTCGCCGCTGAACTCACGCTTATACAATGTATCTCGTAGGTAGGTAACCGCTTCTTTATTCAGCTCGTTATCTTTAGTGTTCGCTACACGTAAAGCGTCGGGGTCTTTAGCAATCTCAGCTTTAACAAAATCCTCAAGAGCCTTGCCGGAAAGGTTTAAGTTCTTACCTTTAGTCACAATAGGGATCAACGCTTGTTCAACATCTGCCTGTTTGTAAGCCTCCTTAAGTGCTGCCTCTGTTCTTTTCTTAACAAAAGCGTCAAGTTGTTCACCTGTGTAGCCACGCTTTTGTGCTTCGATAACCGCATCAGAGGAAGCGCGTCCAGCTATATACGAGGTGTAGTTTATCTGTGATAAGAACTCATCCTGAGCCGTAGTTAAACGAATATAGGTACGTATCCATCCACCTTTGCGGCCTTTGATAGCTAAAGCGTTTTCAAGGTACTTGTTAGGATCACGAGTCAGTAACGACTGCTCTAAACGAAAGGAAGCTTTAGAGGCTCTCCACGCCATGCCTAACGATGAACGCATTGCAGAATAAGAAGCCATCATGTGTTGACGGGTAGCTAACTCGAAAGGGTCATTTAGTAAGGCGCGTACCGCAGGGTTAATAACTGTCTTAATTGACGAAGCGAGTACGTTCATTTGTAAAGTAGTAGGAGAGAAAACGTTAGAGATAGCGAACTCAAGAACTTTAGAAGGCCATGAGGCTTCTGTTTCCTGAGCTATCTTACTCAAAGAGTTGAGCTTGACTCGTTTCTCTACAGCCTTATCCATAGCGCCTCTTAAGTCACCTTTGTTAAGAGACTCTCTTGCGGCATTGTCGAACTCTCGGCTTATCTGTTTTTGCTCATAACCTTGTGAAGCCTCTGTATGTAGCCTCACGAACTCGTTAAACACATCAGCCTCGTCAGCAGGGCGTTTCTCATCAACCAGAGATTTACGAACATTGTCCAAAGTCAGGTCGTTGAGTAACGTGTTCTGTTCCTGACGCGCTCTCATCATGTAAGCGGGGCTATTTCTCAAGAGTGAGTCGAGCATCTCTATACCAGCTTGACGGTCACCCATACGAAGTATCTCAGCTTTAAGCTCAGGTGTAGGATTAGCATTATTTTTGATAATAAGTTTTGCTAACTCATCTGATAAATTATTACGTGCAGTCAGTGTACTTGAGGCCAGCTCCTCCACTTCTCTAAGTGAGAGCCTATCAACACCTAGGGCTGCTGGGAGGTCTGCTGCTTGTTCAGGGTTGAGTTTAGCCATTTGCTTAGCTACCTCTTCACCAAACTCCAGCGAGGCCGCGAGAGTATCATTTCTTCTTGACAACACTCGCTCATTCACAGGTAACTCCAGCGCACCAAACTTCAACACACCAGCTTCCTTAGTGATTCCTTGTGCCACTTCCTCAGCTTTGTCTTTAACAATCTCCACGCTGTTGTCTACAGTTTTCACCAGAGTTTCATCAACAGGAGCTGTGTCCTTACCTAAGGGTTGTGGAGGGAGTTCTTCGGTTTGAGCCTTACCTGAGGTTTTAGTCATTCTTCCGAACTTAGTTGCTAGATAATCACCAGCCACCCCTAAGGTTGCACCGAAGGCGAACCCTGTACCTGTTGCAATCATCGACTGCATTGCATCACGTTCTTCCTTACGTCCTGCATCGACCTCAATGTTTTGTCTCATTCTGTCGTCAGCGTATGAAAGAGCAGCCGACTCAGCCCCAAGTACAACACCTGTTCTACCTAAGCCTTTTTTAAGCTCATGCAATAGGGCTTGCTTACCTACTTTCTGAGCACCCATAGCTGCGACCTTACCTAAACCTAAGGAGCCGATACCGGCGAGGTTAGTTGGGTCTAAAGCGATTGCTACAGCTGCGTTTCCCGCACCTTCCCACGACATATTAGTATTGTCGAAAGTGTCCATCATGTAGAGAAAAGCTTCTTTCTGTGTCTGGTCAGCTTTCATCAACGACTCAGCTGTAATACCTGTAGCTGCAATGTTGTAGTTAAAGTAAGCCATGAACTCACGAGACCACTCAGCAAGCTCCTCAGGTGAACCATCGAAAGGCTGACGTTTAACTGCGTTGTAAACTTCACTTGAAGCTCTCATCCAGTCTTGGTTCTCTATGAGTTTGTCAGCGTCAATCTCCTCAGGGACTTTGCCGTAAGGGATATACTCGTCTAACTGACCGCTTTGTTTAAGCTCTTTCAGTTTTGAGGTGATGACCTCTTTAGGTGTGTTATCAGGGAACTCTACTGTTCTACCGTTATACTCAAAAACCTGAGCCATTAATCACCCTCCTCAGGAAGTATAGGATTACCCTGTGCATCAAATGTGAATTTTCTAGCACTTATGTTCTGCTGTGCTTGAGCAGGTGTAGTACCAGTGTTCTCAACCTTAGTAAGCTCACGCATTAGCTCAAGAGCTGACTTACGTGCTTCTTTAACGATACCGTTGAACTCGAAGCTTTTAGGCATACGTCCATGTTCGTTGTAGTAAGACATTAGATTAAAAGTGATCTCACCTTCATAGGCATCAATAACGTCTGATTCAATGGTGCTACCATCTAGCAGTGACTGAATCTTAGCGTTAGGGCTTTTACGTAAGTTTTCTAAAGCTGGTCTTAGGTAAATGTTTAAGGAGTCTTTAACCGCTGGTTGCTGTAGGAGCACCTGACCTTTCAATAACTCAGGCACAGCCTTAGCTAAGTTCTGCTTTTCAGTAGCGTTTAAGTTGTTACTTCCTAAGATGAAGTCATAAAGACCATCTTCTGTTAGGTCTCCATCATAACCAAACTTCCCTAAAGAACCGCTAATGTCTCCAGTCAAAGCGGCTTGAAAGATGCCATTCTGAATACGCTGTGAATTGATAACACTCGTTGTCTTGTCCATACTCGCAGTAGAGGCCAGCTGTGTAGCGTAAGCAAACAGTTCAGGGTGTTGTCTGTAATCTTTTGCAGAGAGGTTGCCATCTAACGAACGTTGGATAATCTCAACCTTCTTATCACGTAAGAACAGCTTACGATTCTCTTCATCCATTGTCCGTTGTTGAGACCACTGTGCGTACTTATCTTTCTCTATCTGCTGTTTAACTATTCCGAATTTACGTTTTGTCTCAGCGTTGAGGAAACGTTCAGGAACAGTGTTCAGTATTTCAGGGTTACCACTTTCTACGGCTAAGTCCATTGCTGTAGCTGTAACTATTTCGTTACGCTCTCTATCCATGAACGGGCCTGTTTGTTTAGCTACTGAGTCCCACTCAAGTAAGTCACCTCCGTTGAGGATGGTATTAGCAATCTCGTCTTTGTACTCATCCCTTACAGCGTCCTTATGATACTTAGCTGTCTCTAACTGCCACCGTTGTTCGCTTTGGTTAATCTTAGCGTTGATTGCAGACATAACACCGTTCGCGTAGAAGGGATCATCACTTAATGCTAGAGCCTCTGCTTTAGCTTCTTCGAGACGTTTGTTACGTAACTCAGTGCTTAGTCTTACTGTATCGTCACTTTCGATTTCATCTAGGATTGGAGCGATAAACTCTTTACCTTGACGACTACCCATAGACTGAGTGATCTTGGCCCGTACTGTAGCTGAGGCTTCCGGTAAGAGTTCACCTACCTGAACAGCAGTAACAGTGCCGTTGCCTAATTCCTCTCTAATACGCTCCATGTGGTATTCAGCTTGGTTAAGGATTGTCTCATCATCTGAGGATTGTTTAGCAGTAACGAAGTTGTTAATAGCGGGGTTAAGTTTGCCTAGAGCGTTCATAAGTAGCTCAGAGCTTTTGTCTTGTGTAGCAGCGGTTACGCCTTTAAACGTTGATACTCTAGCCGCAGCAGGAGCCAACGCTGTAGTAAGACGGGTAGCCTTTCTATCAGCTACCCTTCCTTCTTTACGTCTTACTGATTGATTGCTGTTACCTACAGGCCGCAGCCCGTTTACATTATCAACCATATAGATTCCTTATTACTTAGTGCCTTGCACTTTAGTCTGATTATAGTAATTACCAGCAGCGTTCAAAGCTCCAGCGCCGATAGATAAACCCATAGCCCACTTAGACGGACTACGTGCTTGTTGAGCGCCATTGATACGCGCGGTTGTCTGGCTACGGATACCTTCCTGCTGTTCTGTTAATTGCGAGATTCTCATATCACGACCTTGGTTAATATTCGTCTGGTCTTGAAGTGATAGAGAGGATATATTTCTTAAAAGGGCTTCGACTGAATAACCTGTGACACCTGCTTCACCGGCAGCTACATTAGCTGAGGCTAGTTCCTGACGTTCCTGCATCTGGCGTTGACGCTTTTGCTCTCCGGCTGCGTCCTGTTCCTGCATCTGTCTGGCTGAGGTTTGTCGATAGCTGTCCTGCATTTCAGCAATAGAGTTGTCATAGTTCTGCTCGTACTGCTGATTGATCATGTCGGCTTGGTTTTCAGCGGCCCCCTGTTGCTGCACTGCTTGAGCACCTGTCATTGCGAAAGAAGCTACCGCGAGAGCTATGGGGTTACACATTGGTTTCGTCCTCGTGTTTGATTAAGACGAACTCCGCAAACGGCTCACCTTTCACATAGAAAACTTTAATAAAAGTAAATCCGGCCCACTTGAGCCAACGTAAGTGAATAGGGTTCTTGACGTAAACGGAATTGATAAGGAGCTTATAGTTAGTGCTAAGTCTCTCAACCCACTGACGGGTCTCTCTTAGTAACTGTCTCCAGTTTTCTTTAATGGCTTCTGTCCCCACCATCCATACGCACCCTGTAAAGGAAACGCTGGTAGGAGAGACTCCGAAGATGATATGAGGTATATCGTCAGAATCAACAGCTACAAAGCAAGCTGAACTAATCTCAATACCCTCAGTTAAGATGCTTTCAATATCTGTGGAGCCTGTACTTATCACAAGCTCCCTTTTGTCTATCTCGCGTAAACGAGGGGCCAGACTGATAGCGTCTTCTTTAATGGCTTTTCTAACAGTTAACATTACACCCTCGTTGCTCGTTCAGTGTAGAGACCTTCCCAGTCAAGACTTAAGATTGAGAAATACATAAACGAGTCATTTACAAACTCAATATCTACGGTCTCATTACGTGTAAGGATTGGGAATGAAAGGACACCATTACGTAAGCTTGTCTTACCTAGGACGTACTCAGAAGAACCAAGCACACTCCCGTTGAATACGTAGGTGTACTTCTGTCTGCTGTGAGGTGTTACCTCTGCTCTTAGGTAGCCTGACTTACCAAGGATTGCATCCATCTTACGTAGCTGTAGTCGGCCCTGTGTTACTGCTACCTGACCGCCATTAGGCACATTGTCTCTGACGTAAAGTGTCGATAGACGGTAACGTGATTCGTATAGGAGACCTACGTAGAACTTCTGTGATGTTAAGTCAGCGTCAAAGTAAACAATGCTCGTGGAACCTGAGTTATCAATAGATAGCGGTACTAATAACGTACCTTCACCTATCACTCCGTCAGGCCCAGTCACCGCAACAAAGTTATCAGTTGTTGTTAGTTTGTAAGGTAAGGTTACACCTGTTGGAGTTACGCCTGTTGGGGAAGGGACGTTAGGGTTAAGGTCTGTGGTTACTTGGGTGTAGTTCAGTTTCCTATCAAGATGAACCAAGATATCCCAGTCTTCCTCGACCACTTCTGACGAGAGGTTCACTACCTCTAAATGGACACCGTCAGCACGGCTTACCTTAATAAATAGCTGTGACTCAATGAAAGAGCAGTCTAAGATATCGGCCTTATCTCCAGTTTCCCAACGCGACCAAGATGCCTGTAACTTATCGTTATCATTGAAGTAGAACTTATAAATGTAAATAGCGGATAAGTCTTCATCAGTACGGACGACTAAAGCATCCTCGCTCGAACTAGCTGTGAGCTGAGTGATTTTACCCTTGATGTACTTAGGCACATGAGCTGTTACCTCAGCGGCTTGTTCTGACTCAGTATCCGTATCTACGAAGTATTCACGTACTCCAGAGAACTTACCGTGCTGTGTAGCAAAGTAAACATACTTACCAATCCCTACAGGTTTAGCGTCCAAGGAACACTCGTATTCTGTAGTTACATTGATTGAGATAGTCTCAGGTGTGAGTGTACTAGCTTCGCCAGTCTGGAACTGTGTCTGATCAGAGAACAGAAGTAATGACTCGTTAAATGGTAGTACCTGTTTAATCAGCGAGACCTTAACGTGACTCACTCCTACGTCAATCGGATCATCGTCCAGAGTTGTCGTAGCTGTACCTCTAAAGAAGTTAAAGAAGTCACCTGCTCTTGAAAAGATAATGTTCTCATCAGCAGCAAAACCTAAGCGGTTACGGTAGAAGAAAATATCAGCAATACCTCTGTCTATGAAGGAGGGCATAGGGGAGCTTTCTGAGTCACCTACTTGACGAGGTAACCACTCAATAGTCTTGAAGGTAAATGTACCGTCAGCTTCACGCACCAAAGCGTGAGGCATTGTTGAAGGGTTTATCTTGTACTCTTCGCCACTTTTAACCGTCTCACGCCACACACCGTTGCTACTTAGTTCGTCTTCGCTTTCATACTTAACATAGTAATTATCAAACTGGCTGTTGTTGTCTCCGGCTACCTCTACAGTAAAACCATTGACACCAGCGGAGGGTAAGTCGTTAAAGCTTTGGACTGACTCTTTCACCGTAACCATGAAGGTATCACCGTTAGGACTTACACCGTTTAAAGAAAAGTCCTCAGCGGCGTTTGAGATATGAATAACTGAACCACTAATGCTAACTGTAAAGTTTGAACTTAGGTTGCTGGCAAGTTGTGTTCTCAGTTGATTGGCAATGTTAGTCGTTGTTACTGAGGTTGAATGAGAGGAGTTACTACCGTCTGGAACTGTGTATGAAGCCTGTGCTACGCCATCAATGATAACTTTATATGTACTACCATACGCCCCTTGTCTCACCCATACTAAAGCTTCATTGGGTCTCTCAGGTGAAAGTTCAGTTTCAGCTTTAGCGTTTACCGTCTTGTTCAAGATGAAGGTATAGTCAGCTACAGTCACACATTGGAAGGCTTCCTTAGGTACTGACGAATCTAGATACGCTTTACCGTTAGGGAAGTTGACAGTTTTCTCCTGACCACTTAGGTCGTACACTTTAATATTCGTGTCTTCGATAGCTACGTTGTAACGTTCGTTACTATCACGGTTAATGGTGTGAAAGTAAGCTTCCTTACTCACACCCTCTAGTCTTGCAATGTGCTCAGTAGGAGGACGTTTAGACAACCCTTCTGCTACCGATGACAGACAATTCAACTGTGACTCACCTTGCGAAGACAGTCTTAACACTGCTGGTTGCTGACTAACCCCATTCACTAGATTAGGAATAGAGCCTGTTATTAGTGGCATTAAGACCTCCCAAGAATGGAGTAAGGGTAGAGACTATCTGTAAGGATGTTTGCATCTGCAATGTCCGACTCAAGACTCTCAAGAGATAGTCGGGCTAAGTTCTCGTCCACCTCAGTGAAACCACCTAGAATTTGTGAACCGACTGTACGTGCTTGAAAGATACGAGCTGCTCTAATCGTGATGTAATACCTTGCTGGTTCAGGTAGTTCCTCGAAAGTAAGCATGACTGTCATGTCTACCTTGATAGGTTTATCAAACTTATACGTGTGCTTTACACGGTCATATAAACGCTGGCCTCTCTGCACAAGGTCTTGGTGTTTATCTTCCTGCGAGGTATCGACACGTAATACGTTAAGAGGTAGCTGTAGTTCTTTTGAAATGAAAGCGGGGGTAATCTCAACACCTACATCAGTGTTGAAGTGCCAGCCTTTTGATTGAACTACACGGCTTGTTGAGTTAAGTATCTGTTTAGCTATAGCTGCATCTACGAGTCCATTATCTTCAACTGTTGATACAGGAGCTTCGCCTATAACGCCCAACATTTCGTTAATAGCTTCTAGCTCTGTAGAAGGTGTAATATCCATAGGGAATCCTTAAAACGAAAAAAATAGGGAGCCGCTTGTTAGACGACTCCCTTAGGATTAGTAGGCTTTGCTACTAGGTGGTTTATGATGCAGCTGTGTTTAACTCGATAGCAGCCTCAGGACGTAAGATACCGTGACCGACTGCGTATTTAGCAACCATCAACGTACCTTGACGTGAGATTTGGTACTCAGACTCCAGACCTAAATCTAAGAGTTTGACTGTACCTACCGCTGACGGGTGCATGATCACACCGACAGTACCGCTAAAGTCACCCATGTACTTGTCGTTAGTACCAGCCTCAGTTGTGCCGGTAGTAACGTTAGTCTTAGGTAAGTTATTGGTCTTGACGATAGTGATACCCGCTACGCGAATAACGTTACCACCTGCGTATGAGCCTTCACCGCCCCAGTCACGGTTCAAGATTTTCGTTGAACGTGCCATAGCGTAGAACTCAGCAGGACGGACGAACAGGTAACGTTCATCTTCTGGTACATCTTTCTCGTCTAAGATACGAGCTGCTTCAAACATAGCCTCTGCAAGTGCATCACCATCAGAGTTGTCAACGTTCAGTAAACGTGAGCCGCCGAACTGGTCAGCGTCAGTGATGGTTTTAGTTGCACGAGAAGCAAGTACCGCTGTTTGCAATACGTGTTTATCGAACTGATTAGCCAAAGCATTACCCATCTCTTTAGAGTAGGTAGAACGCACGTCATAGTGGTTCATAGCTTCGTCAATGTTCGCGATAAACTGAGAGGTCAACAACAGGTCATCAATAGTGATGATGCGTTCTGCGTGTGACATCTTACCGCCTAGAATCTCTTTACCTACTTGGTGGTAGTCAGCAGTCGTGCGGCCCATTACTGGGAATGATGCAGACTTACCGTTAGAGATTGTTCGCATTTGGTGTTTGCCTGTCATTACGTTTTTCTTCTCGAAAGACGTTAGGACTTCACCTGCGAAAGTTTTTAAGAAAATGGCCTTTTCGTCACCTGTACGGTTGACTTGGCCTAAACGTGAAACAATAGCATCAGCCATTGGAATATACCTCGTGAATGATTTAGGAAAGTTGAGCGTTTCCAATCGTCATTCGCGCCATTCACACAAGGTTGTCCTATCCATTACTCCGCAGAGTGACTTCAAGGGCCATGGTTGTTTGCGTGAAAACTCATGGTCACAACCACCGGCCTTGCTGCCAGTGTGGTTAATGACTTTCACAATCGAGGTACTAAAGAGAGTTAAAGAACCCTCAGGGGTGTCCAGTGGGACTCGAACCCACAACTAACAGGATCACGACCTGTCATTCTTGCCAGTTGAACTATGGACACACCTGAAAGAACTTGAAATGGAAGCGGGTGTCGGAATCGAACCGACTGATCTCAAGGTAATGAGCCTTGTGAGACACCATTTCTCCATACCCGCTATGGTCTGTGTGGAAGGATTTGAACCTACGACAACTCGCATCCAAGGCGAGGACTCTAACCAGACTGAGCTACACACAGAAAAAGAGCCTCCCTATAAACGACCGTCATCCGACAATCCAAACTACAGGGAGGTTAATAAAAATCCTCACGTACATGGTTAGCGAGACCATGAAGAGGCGAGGACTAAAGTTTTGCTAAGGAATTAAATATGAAAAAACTAACGAGCTACTTAAGTGTTACTGTTGTTTCTCCTAAGATGCGTGGTAATTAAAACTTAAGCGAATACCTACTAAATGGAATCTAGTTGGTTAATGATTGTGTTAGCTACTTGCTTACAATCTCTCCACTCGGTAAGCGTTGATAGAAGGACGCTCCCCTTCCTCCGAAGATTCTCTATTGTGGAGGCTAGGGCTTTCCATTGAGTGTAGGTAGCTATCACGAGTTTTGCTGCCTGTTCCCCTGTAGTCTGCTCAAAGCCTCAGCTTCGGCTTTGAGCATTAGGTAATCACTAAGGTTTTCCTCAGGGTAACCCTCCGTAGTGAAGTTAACACTATCCTCAAGTTTCATCTGATAGGTAGGGTCTTGAGCAACTCCTGTGGTAACGTAACGAGCACGTGCCTCACTAGCCGCGGCGTCTATAAGGTCTTTAGCTTCTTGGATCGCTAAAGGTAGCGGGTCAAAAGTATCAATTATCTCCTGAACAGCAGTCTCATTATCAGCTACCCATACACCGTCAATATTAGCTAAGGTGTACCCTGCATCGGCGATAGCTAGATGAAGTCTCTCACCTTTTTCAATATAATTAATCATTATGAACTACCCCTACAGATGGTAAGTTACCTAAGTCCACGCCTTTACCGTCAATAGGAGGTAAGGGATCAGGAAGTGTTGAGGCGTAAGGTGCGCTAATACGTACGTAAACCCTCCCCCTAAGAACCGCGCCTGTGTTTAGAGCGCCCATTAAAATGGAAGGTTGATTGTTGTCTCTTGTCGCGGCTCCCATATTAAAAGAGGTATTAGAGAGGACAACGAAGTAAGACCATCCCGCAGGGACAACCCCTGAAGCTGTGATGAACTGATCCCCTGAAACGCTAACATCTACTTCTCCTGTTTGCGCTAATACCTTGATAGGCTGTCCTGTTTTAGACGCTGTTACTAAGCCTACTATTGCTCTACCATTTACATCCGTAGATGCTTCTCTGACACGAAAGACTATCTGTTTGAAAGGTATTGCTCTCTCTGCTTTAAAGGGAAGGTAGTAAACGTAGTCAGCATCTATCGGGCCTGAGTCAACCCCTGTGTTCATCCCTGTATGCGCTGAGAAGATGATGCGGTTTAAGCCTGTCATTGGTAAATTCGGTGCTGTTTCTGCACCTACGTTACACTGTACCAAGTGAGAGCCTGTCCCAAGGGGGGCATTACTAAGGGGAGCATTTGATACAACCCCTGCAACGCTAGACCATGTATCATTTCTGGTGATCTGCCCCTGATTATAAGTCCCTACACCCCTAACTAGAGTATCACCTGCGATTACTGTGTAGGCTACTTCGTCACCGTCAGTAAATGAAGCACTAAAAGGAAGCATCCCATCTGTGGCTCCTGTTAATGTTAAGACACTGCCCGTTCCTGTGCATGTCTCCTGTGTAAAGTTTGCGTACATTTAAAATCCTAATGGTTTAAAAGATAATGGATAAACAGCCATACCTGTTACTAGAGGTACTTCCTCTACAGGGGGTTCTATAACAGGGTCGTCTATAAGGGCGTTAGTGGGGTAATAAGGCTTCCCTACGCCTACCACTATACCTACCGATTGATCCTCATTAAAACTAAAGACAAGCGAGGGTTTTGCTGTCCCGTACATTTCTGCAATATCTGAGTCATACTCAGCTGTGCGTGTCATTTACTCTCCTTTGTGCAGAAAGCTAAATACTTAAGGTTGTGGGCTTGTATCTCTTGAAGTGTTACAGGAGTGTCCTTGCTGCTCCAAGTGATAGGCTTCACCCAAACACAAGGATTAACGCTAGTCTCTCTGGTACTGACGCAGCCGTTCAAGCTCAGTATCACTAAGGTCACCCCTAGCAACTTTGCTATCAATTTCATGGGATTCTCCTAAGTTGTCGTAAGCTTCTGTAAGCTGCTCATTAAGTACAGCGTCACGCCCCTGATCCCTTAGGGACTTCTCGCGAAGACTTGTGAGGATCAGGAGTAATGACTGAAAGAAAGAACTAAGTAAGTTTAAAAAACTACTCACCTTTCTCCTTGGCCTTGCTGGTGAAGATACCTGCAACTTTCTCTACGTAGCCGTAGACTTTCGATAGCATTGCGTTATCTTTAGGTGTTGGTGTCAGGTTGACTACAGCTAATGCTAAGCCGTGTAAAGCTGCTGCGAGAGCTAAGAAACCCTCCCAGTTTGCGGTAATAAATTCCATTGAATCTCCTTACATGATTGAAGAACGAGCTAACTTTTCAGCAACCGCTTTACGGTAAGCAGGGTCAGTCTCGTAACGTGGATCACCCATAGCCTTTGTGAGTTGAGCTGTTGACTCAAACACATCGACGCTTGTACTTGCAGGGTCACCATTGACAAGGCTAGGGTCACTACCGTTGGCCTTGGTGTATTTCATAGCTAAAACTTGCGTAGCATCTTTGATTGCGTCCAAGTCTCCAGAGTCAGTAGCACGATTGAAAGCTCTAATCTCATCTTCGCTGTAGTTAGCCGCAGCCCACTCAACCATGTTATTAAAGTTGTCTTCACCGCCAACAGTTTTGAAGACTTCCATACGCAACAGTGTGGCTTGTGCTTCCTGACCTTTGATGTACTCGTCAACTGTATCTTTGTCGATGTTCACCTTAGCTAAGGCTTCATAATCTTCATCAGTTAAAGCGCCAGTTTCTTCGTAGGTTTTGCGAAGAGTCTCCATGTCAAGACCTGCTTTCTCTACAACTTCGTCCTCAGTGCTTGTGTCAGTATCATCGGTTTCAGTGGTTTCGTCCTCTGTCTCACTGGTGGCTTCACCAGAGTCAGTAGCTTCGTCCGTTTTACCTGTACTCAACTTACGCTCAAGCTCTTGATAGGCTGCGGTCAGGTCATCAACAGTCTCGAATTTACCTAAGATTTTCTCAGGCTTATCCGCTTGCTCTAACTCAGCAATCTCTTGATTCTTACTGTCTACCTTGTCTTGCATTTCCTGATCGTGGCCCTCTGGAGCTTTACTTGTCTCAGCGCCTGTATCGTGTGTATTGATAACTGTCGTCATGCTTACTCCTAGTATTCAGCTAAAACCAAGCCGTTCTTAAGCTTGGTAATTTTTGGACCTACAGGTTTACTTTCGCTCACTGTAGCTTTCTTAGGCGCTTTCGCCTTGGTTGACTTAGGCTTCGACTCTTCTTTAACTTCTGGAGCCTTAGGTGTTTCGGGAGCTTCCTTTTCTGGAGAGCTTTCCGCTACGTCTTGATTTACTTCTGTGTCACTGTTCGACATTTATATCTGTTCCTTTGGTTGCGTTCTCAATTACCTTGCCGCCTGTCTGCATCATTTGTTGCTGTAACATTTGTTGCATCATTTGTTCTGAGTTCTGTCTGTCCTCTTCCTGTTTCTGCTCTTTAGTTTTGACCAGTCCCGAAGAATCCAGACTTAAGGCTGCTGCACGTTTTGTTAAGTAGTCACCTGCGTTAACCCACGCAGCTACTGTTTCAGGGCCTAGCGTTTGTATCGCGCCTTGTAGGAACTCATCCATTTTAATTAGGTCATGGCTTCGTCCCAGCGCATCTAAGCCAGCAGTGATAGTCGGTTTAACTACGTCTTTAGGTAGCTGAGGTAATCGCTTTTGTTTGGTTAAGTTTCTCAGTAGTACGTTTACAAAAGGTATCTGAAACTCTTGTCCTTGCACCGAATATGTACCACCGAATACGTCCTCTAACTCTCCAGCCATGTAACGAATCTCTACCGCTGTTACTCGTTCACCTTTACGTTGGATAGAGGAGTTAAGTAGGAAGGCATAAGAGAGGCGTTGGATAATATCCCGAAGTGTTTCCAAGGCTACTTGTAAGTCAGCGGCCTTGTTTAACTGGAGCATACTTACGTCCTGCTCTCGTCCTGCTCTCACAGCTCCGTTAGGCGCTTCTGATATGTCTTTGATTTTGGTAACCCCGTTAGGGTCAACAAAGATTAAAAGCTTAGAGGTTGCTACGGCTGACTGAACGATAGCTTTCTGCAAACCGTTGGCTGCAATTAAATCGCCTAAGTATTCCTCAACGTAGCCTCTCCCATAATACTCACCGTCAATACGTGTAAAGCGTAGGGGAATCCATGGACAGTTATCCAGCGGGTATGCGCCTTGAGAGTCTGGAACAATATTTTCGTTAATCTCTTGGTAGACTGCCCAGTTTTCAGCTGTTCGTTTTACATGCGTGTAAAGTTCTACTGTTTTCTGGTCATCTTCTGAGGCGGCTAACTCTCTGGCTTTCTCAGGTAATGAGAGGGGAGAGACTGACTCTTTGATAACTATTTCCAGTACATTACCTGCTGGGTCTCTACGAATAACATACTTATCAAGGCGATACGTTCTTAAAGTTTTCTTATCGAGGAACAGGAGGGCGTTACCTGCAACAATCAGTTGCTTAAAGCCTTCACTCAAGACGGCGCGAGCTGATAGAGACTCCAATTCAAGCATACAAGTACGCTCAATTTTAGATAAGGCTTTCTGTGCCTCAGCTAATGCAGCCTCATCGTTAGACAGTTCCTCTAACGTATATTCATCAATGTTTAACTTAAAGAATGATTCGTTAGGAGGTAGGAGTGTCATTAAGAATTTAGAAGCTAAGTTATTAACCCCACGAGCACCTATGCTCTGGTCGGTGGTTGCCAACTTGCTGCTATCGTTTGAACCCTCCTTAGGGAAAAGTGATGGTATGGTGTATTCGGCTGCTGTACGTGCTCTCTCAAGAGGGCCTGTACGGAACGTTTCGAGGGAGCTATAGCGTGATTTAGCTGTAACTCTATCCATTAACTCTCCTTATTACGTGGGTATATTTAGACCTGTACCACCTGAGCCAGCTCCGGTATTAAGGCCAATACGTAAGGAGCTTCGTCCGTTACGCTTACGTTTTGCTGAGGATGTTCTGTCAGCTGGAGCCTCTGCTTGTCCTTGGGCTGCACTCGCTGATTCTTCAGGAGGTGGAGCGGCTGGAGCAGGAGGGGCTTTCTTCTCGATCTTGGGTGCTTTAGGTTTGCACATTAGCTTCTCCTAGGATGGTTTCATTTTGCTCATTGAAAGCATTACGAAGCTGCCTGATAACCTTCACACTTCCGGCATTAATCCAAACCTGACGCTCTTGTTCTGTCCCATCAGGCGCTCTATCGGGATAGCGTTCTTCAAGAGCAAGTAATAAATCCTCAGGGACTTCGGGTAATTCGTTCATTGAGCTTCCTTTAAAATAAGTGGAGGTTTCTCCTAAGATGCGTGTTAATTAGAGGGGAGAGCTAAGCAGCCCACCCCCAGTCACCTACAAGTCCATTCTGGTTGTAGTCGGTAACACGGCCTTCAAAGAAGTTCTTCTGAGAGTCACCTGAGATAATATGGTCAACCCATTGAAGAGGGTTAGTTTCAATACCCCAGTTAGGTTTTAAGCCAAGTTGGACAAGTCTTCTATCAGCAATGAAGCGTATGTATTGTTTAACGTCTTCAACGGTAAGCGCCTTAGGCCCACCTAAGTTAAACGATAGGTAAATGAATCTATCCTCAAGCCAGACACCCATACGGAACATATCGTAGATAGCTGTTTTGAAGCTGTCTGTTACAACGTGCGGGTTTTCTTCAAGATGCTTACGGAAGAGTGCTGACCAAAACTCCACGTGCTTTGTCTCATCACGGATAGACCACTCAACCGCTTCGCACATGCCTAGCATCTTTGAGCCAGCCTCAGGACGTTGGTAGTTGAGTAGCTGAACGAACGCAGAGAACAAGCTCATACCCTCGTTCATTACAGTACGAGCTAAACTAAGGCCCATCCATTCTTCTTTTGTGTAGCCTTTGTCCCTGCTAAAGTCGTTCATAAACTCAGCTTTGTCAGCCATTTCCACATACTCAAGAAACGCTGAATACTCACTATCAGGGAATCCTAACGTATCACTGAGTAACGCATAAGCCCTCATGTGTGTGGACTCACGATTAGCTATAGACAATATTCCCATTCGAGCTTCGTTGTTCTTGAAGTAGGGCAAGAAGACCTCTACGTGAGAGCCTCCAACAATCTTATCTGACTGAGTAAACAGTCGAAGTATCTGAGTGATATGCTCTTTCTCTACACTGGTTACCGTACCGTCTTTCCATTGGTTAACGTCACGTTGAAGGGAAAGCTCCCACTCTCCCCAAAACATTGCCTCATGGTCTACAGCGTGTTTAACAAACTCAGGGTATTGGAAAGGCTTATAGCTAGTTGATAGTTCGTTTAACCCTGACATGCTAAGCACTCCTCTTCTGCTTTGTAGTCCTGTAACGCCACGCGAGTAGCTTTGATTGACACCTTATCTGCTGTTGCGCCTGACGTTGTACGCAAGTAATACAGTCCTTTAAGTTTGGCTTGGAAGGCCATAAGGTGAACCTCGTTTAAATACTTACGGTCTGTTCCATACGGGAAGTAAAGGTTTAACGATTGGCCCTGACAAACGAAAGGCTGACGATCACCTGCATGACTCACTACCCAACGCATATCTAACTCGAAAGCTGTTTTGTAAATCTCTTTCGTATAGTCATCAATGTAGGTCAGGTGTTGTACTGAACCCTCGTTAAGTAATACTGATTGCCATTGCTCCTCAATCCAGCGAGAGTGCCACTTGAGAATCTCTGGTGTGTACGGATTGATACCGTCTTCTTTCCACCAAGGCATTACGTCAGCAAGGAACCACTCCTCAAACTTAGTCTCGAACTCACGTTGTAGGTAAGGATTCTTAACTAAGTGTGAACCAGCACGAGTGCGTTGTGTGAAGGCATTACTACGCAATGGCTCAATCGAAGGTGAAGTGCCACAGATTAGACCTGAGTTAGCGTTAGGCGCGATAGCAATTAGATGACTGTTACGTCTACCTGTACCTTTCATATCAGGAGCTTCACCGCGTTCCTTACCTAGCTCAAGTGTTGCCTCAGTTGCTTGCTCGTGAATGTAACGTGACACAGTTGTGTTAAGACTTTTCGCCATAGGTGATTCCCATGGGATATTTCTTGATTGCAACAAGTGGTGAAAGCCCATCTGACCTAAGCCTATCGCTCGTTCTTGTTTCGCTGAATGAACAGCTTTGCGTAAGTGAGCAGGAGCGTTGTAGATGAAGATTGTCAGGACGTTATCTAAGAAGCGAACCCAACGTTTAATAAAGCCTTTGTCGTGTTTCCACTCGTGATACTTGGCGAGGTTAACACTTGATAAGCAGCACACGGCTGTACGTTGTTCGTTTGTTGCCAGGTGAATTTCATTGCACAGGTTTGAACCGTGAATACGTAAGCCTAAGGCTTTCTGTGTTTCCGGTAGATACTCGTTAGCAATGTCGATGAAGTTAAGGTAAGGCTCACCTGTTCTAAAGCGACACTCTAGGATCGACTCCCACAAAGATCGCGCTTCAACTGTTTCTCTGATTTCGTTGGATGATGGACAACGTAGGTCAAAAGTAGAGCCAGCAAAAACAGCAGACATAAAATCATTAGTGATGTTAACTGCGTGGTGGACATTAAAACATTTCCTGTTTAGGTCACCTCCAGTTGGGAGGCGTAGGTTAATAAATTCAACAATGTCGGGGTGTGAAATATCTAAGTAAGCAGCATAAGAACCCTTACGAGTTTTACCCTGACGGAAGCCCTCTACAGCACTGTCACTTATCTTGATATGAGGGATAGGCCCTACAGATTTATCAGACACAGCACGTACACTACTCCAGTGGCCACCAAAACCACCACCCATCATAGATAACCATGCGAGTTCCTGTTGGTGCTCTACCAGTCCTTCCCTCGTATCAGGCACGTAGCCTAGGAAGCAGCTGATAGGTTGAGCTTTTGGTTTACCTGTTGAGGTTGGAGAGGGGGCGTTACTTTGGATAGGGCTTGAATACATCGCCCATCCCCGTGATACATCGTCGTATATTTCTTGGGCTAACTTTAGGTCACCCATGCAGTAAGCTAAAGCTGGTCGAGCGAAAGCTTGTTGGATAGTCTCACCTTCAAGCATATAAAAGCCCCGAAGTAAATCTACTGCGAGGCTATCTAGGCGTGAGGTTCTGGTGTTATCTAAAGTGAGACCATAGTAATTCTCATGGTTCATTCGTTTCCTTTGGTAGAGGTTTAGTTATCTTTAACGAAAACCCCGTCAGTCATTTTTCCGGTACGCTTGCTGATCTTTTCGTAAGCAGCTTGAACACATTCAGAAGCAGTAAGGTTATTCAGTCGGGCTTGGATGATTGCGGTAATGATCACGTCACCTAACTCAAGTTTAATTTCGTCAGGTTTATCAGCCATCAACGCTTCATAGAACTCGTCTACTTCTTCGTCCATCTTTTTGAACTGCGATAGTGAGTCACTGTGTTCGATGATCCCTTTAGTATTGGCCCATTCAATGACCAGCTTCTCTAGTGTTTCAAACATCAAGTACCTCCTCTGCTACTTTTAAAGCTTCTTCCATATCTTCAAGCTGAATAGCTACAAACGCTACACAAGCTATAGCTACGATTAAAGAACCGATCTCCCCTTTAGCTTCGTCAGGGATATTGAGTTGCTCTACTCTGTTTCGTGCCTTTAGTAAAAGAGAGTCTGTTTTACTTTCTAATGCTTTAACTTCTTTCACGCTGCTTCCTTCATTTGTTCAGCCATGTCATTTATATCCATCATGGCACAGTGCTCTAATGTCTCTTCAAGGATTAGTAACTTGTCTTCATACCACTGAGCTTTCTTCAAGTCCTCGATACCGTTCTTGGTGTTGTATCTCCAGCGATACTTAAAGCTGTTACCTCTCAAGTAACCACGCACCTCATTGACAGAGAGCATGGAGATCATGGCCTCGAAACACTCAAGGTTCGTTGACTTGAAAGGGGGAGGCATATCGTCTAGTAACGCTGTACGTACAAGGTGCGTGGTGCGGTCGATGGTGGTTTTGTAATGCGAGGGTTGTTTTACGTTGTCAGACATATCTACTGCGGTGTCCATAGAATTACCTTTTTGTTTTTGAAGTCATAATCTGAGGCCCGACATATACGAGCTACTCTCGCTTGTGTCAGTGCTTCCTCTTCACCTAAGCCAGCTTTCGCGTAGTTACTTACGATTGCTTCCCATACGCTTTCCTTCTCGACCTTTCTCCAACGGTTCTCCGTGGTGTCTTTACGTGGGCCTGACTTAAAGGTGTGCTCGTACTGCTCCCATCCAGTTAGGTTCTCAACAATATCTCTTGCTGTTTCCATACCGACATTAGGGCAACCTGAGTAACCATCCGTCACATCACCAGCTAAGGCTTGCATCAGGTGGAACTTGTCAGCCTCCTCAGGTGTTACCTCGAAGACACCACGCTCAGGGTGATTGGATTGGAAGTGATAACCTGCGATTGTCTGTAAGTCTTTATCCTTGGTGATAATGATTTTCTTACCCTTCAACTTAGGCCATGACGCTAGAATCCCTAGCACATCGTCAGCTTCTAAAGTTGGTTTGATGTAAGTCTTGTAGTTATCAATAAGGTGTTGCTTGAGAAGGTTCAGGATCATCGGTCGTCTTACGCCTAAACGGTTACCTTTATAGGTAGGTAGGACTCCAGTTCTCCAGTTCTCTTTATCAGTGAGACAGACAATCAACTCGTCTGAATCTGTAGCATCCTTGAGTTGTTCCATACGGTCATCAAGTCTTGCTATGGCTGGCCCCGCTTCTGCGTGAAGTGTCCATAGGCCATCACCCCAGTCTGTAGCTGTCTCTGCTGCTGAGGCGATTTCGTAGGTGAATATGTCACCGTCAATTAGTCCGATTGTTTTCAATATGTTCTCCTGTTCCTGCACAGTAAGGACACGGCCCCCACTCAGGTATAGGGTCACCGCAGCAACCGTTCAGCGAACCGTTACCGCAGCAAACCGGATAGGGGTCAGGGTCGAAACCTGAGCCTTTACATGAGTAGCAGTCTTTCTTATCGCTCATAGGTAGTCGTCCGGTGGTCTACTCGTTGACTCAATAAAGCCAATAATGAGTAGAATGTAGATAAGTAAAACGATAAGACCTATGCTCATCGTCCCTCCATTTCTAGTAACGCAAGTCCAGCCTGAGAAGGTCTCCACATTCTCCCGTAGAAACCTTGGCCCACGTGCGTTGTGATTAGTCCTCGACTGGCAAGCTCAGCTACATGGTGGGAGTTATCCCTAGCGAACTGAGATTGAAGCGAGAAAGGTTTGATGTAAGCCCGTTGCAGAGCTAATACTGTTTGTGTGTCCATAGCTACCCTGCATAAGTAAAGATAGCCGTAGGTACACCGTCTTTAGGGCGTACAGTTAAGCTACGTTTGTAGTAAGCAATATTAAGGTTAGGGGTGTATGCTGGAGCAGAGGGTTCTCCCCATACCTCAAGTGGTAACTCGTCCATAACGGCTACTCTGTATCTGTCCAAGTCTTCATCTATAACAGCTCTTGTCATATCGCGAGGGCCTCCTACAAAGAGGGCTTGTATTGTTCTCATAAAATCTCCTAGTGACATTCAGCCCAGTTAAGGCCAATCTTTGCCTCACCGTCTAAAGGGCAACGCCAGTTAAATTGTTTACCTGCTTCTCTGAACGCTTCCACAGCCACTAAAGAAACTTCCTCAGCTATGTCCTTACGAACCTGTAGCTGAAACTCATCGTGGACATGAGCTACCATGGCCCAGTCTTTACCCCATACAAACCCCAGTCTCTCCATACGTTTGTATAGATTGATAGTTGCTTGCTTAACTAGGAGTGCTCCAGCTGATTGAAGTAAAGTGTTTAGTGCTGAGTGAGCTGACCGGATATGTAAGATTCGTCCGTCAATACCACGAAGGTGACCACGTTTCTTAAACACTGCTTCAACGTCTTCACGTAAACGCTTCAAAGCAGGTGTCTTGTTCAGGAACGAGTTCTTTAACTTACGTCCAGCCTTCGCTCCCTTACCTACGATTGAGCCTATCTTCGCGTCACCTGCTCCATAGAGGAAGGCGTAGATAAACGTCTTCGCATTGTCTCGTGTTGGAAGTCCCGCTGCTCTCTGGTTGACTGTATGAATATCGTCTTCGAGTAAGAGCTTGGCGTATGCTCCTCCATCGTATTTAGCCATGTAGTGGGCGAGACAACGTAGTTCGAGACCTGAGGCATCAGCCCCAAGCTGGACGAACCCTTCATCAACGTGGAATAGCTCACGGCAACGGTCACCATACAAAGCGCGAACAGCAGGAACTTGGGCCACATTGGGGGAGGAGTGGGTGCAACGTCCGGTAACTGCTCCAATCGTATTAACACTTCCATGAATCCTCCCGTTTCGTTCTAGCTTGAGCCATGCGTTCTGTCCCTCTGCTAGTTGTCCTATCCGTTTCTCCAATAGGAAACGCTTAGCTAAATGCTTGGCTGCTGGATAGGGGAGTTTGGATAAGACTGTCTCGTCAATCTTTGGTGTACCTGAGGGAGTGAACTCCTTTGGTTTCCAGTGATATAACGTCTGTAGACGGTCAGCGATTTGTTGACGGCTGCTCGGGTTGAACTCTTGAAGCTTGACCTTTGTGAGAGGTGCTCCTGCTATATAGCCTGAGGTTTTGTTATCTCTCTTAGGTGTGATGCTTCCAGCTTTCACGTACCATGGGTTGAATAGAGACTTAAGCTCATCGTCCATGGACTCACGTTTCTGACCTAGCTCTACGTAAAGCTCTACTGCTTTATCTAAGTTGAATCTAAAGCCGAACTTCTCTTGCTTGGCTATGATGTAAGCGAACCAGTGCTCCAGTTCTACCGCTCGTTCATCTACCTCTATACCTTTGAGCTTCTCCCATAAGGCTTTAGTGACCTCAACGTCCTGCTCACAATAAGCTTGCATTTCAGGAGACCATGTTTTCCAGTCAGTCTCTTGTCCAAACTCACCCTTGTAGATACCAAGGCGGTAGCCCCATGCTTTCAGTGAATGGCTTCCACGTAAGCGAGGAGGGAGTACACCTTTCTTGATTAAGCCAATATCTCTATCAGCTAAGTTTGGATAGATAAGACGTGATAACAGGAGGGTGTCCCGTACTTTATTAATGTCGTACTTGAAGTCGGGGTAAAGTTTCTGGAGGGTAGGTAAATCGAAGTTAACAATGTTGTGACCTATGATCAGGTCAGCATCCTCAAGCACCTTTAACCCTTCAACGATGCCCCACTTTTCATTTACATCAGTAGCTATCGTTGTCGGGTATAGAGGTTGATAAGTGTGTTCAGTACACGAGAGGAGGAAGTCTGTCCCTTCTTCTCCAATACAGAGAGAGTGAACTTGAGTAGCGTCAAAGTAGAGGCCGTCTGATTCTAAGTCGAATATGGCATGTTTCATTAAACCTCTCGTTGTTGTATTAATTGTGGTGGTGGATAGTTAGTAATCTGAGTTAGCAGTTACTCCCTCATCAGTAAACCCATAGGCGTCAGCGTCTGGTTCCTTCATTGGATATAACAAGCCTGTGCTCGCTGTGTAACCTAAGTTGATTAACTTACCTGTGGCTTGGCCTGTGTAACGATCCTTCAAGATACGGAACACTGTGACTTTTCTATCGTCTTCGTCCGTTGCCTGTTGGTTACGCTCAAGTCCAAACATAAAGTAAGACCAGAAGCCAATCGCTCGTGATCCTTTGAAGTGCTTGATCATTACTCGACCACCTTCCTCATGGGCTTTACCCTCAGGTGTGGACAAGTGAGATACAAAATGGATGATGATATTCAGCTCATTAGCTAGACCTGCTAACTCTTTCATAAGCTGTTCGATAGATTCTTTCTCGTTGGACGTATCAGCCATAGCGGTTAAGTGGTCTAAGAAGAACAACCTAACGCCTAGACCTGTAGCCATATAACGTATCTTACCTTTGACAATATCCCAGTCAGTCTCGCCCCACGAATCGTAGAAGAAGACTTTACCTTTGAGATTACCTAAGGTTTTACGTAGCTGCTCCTTATCGTGTTCAACGTCAGGCACATGGTAACGGACACCATCGACCTTACCAGCGATACGCTTACCTGTGTCGGTAGGTTTCGCTTCGAGATAAATAACGCCAGCCTTCTCGTGTAGCTCCGTTACATCGTAAGCAATCTGTTGTGTGAGGAAGTCAGTCTTACCGATACCTGTACCAGCACCGAAAGCATATATCTCACCCCAACGTCTACCGAAGGTGTACTCAGTTAGTTCAGGAATCCACCAAGGCAAACCCCATTCGATAGGCTTCTCTATGTCATCAAGTATTTCATCAATAGAGATAATCCCATCAGGTCGGTACGGTTTAGCGTTCCAGATAGCTTGTATTACTTCCTGACCTCTACCTGCTAGAAGCATTTCGTTAGCGTCTTTCAGCGGTAGTTCTGCGATAAACGCTTGTCCGGTAGGTAGCATCTCAGCTACAGCTTGTGCAGCTTCCTTACCAACATCATCACCGTCAAACATTAGGATTATCTGCTCGAAGCTAATAACCCACTCAAGATTAGTTTTGATTGCAGAGACCGCGCTTTGTGCTCCTGTTGGTAGAGACACCACGGGCCACTTGTTACCTTGGAGTTGACTGACGCTCATGCAATCAATCTCACCCTCAGTTATCACAAGCTTCTTACCAGAGGAGGGCCATAAGTGTTGACCGAATAACTCTACGTCTTTGAAGTCTCCTGTTGTTTGAAACTTCTTGTTCTTACCACGTAGCTTCTGAGCAACTATAGTTCCTTTCTTTCGATAAGGTGCTACCTGAACTACCTTGCCGTTCTTCTGGCTGACTGAGTAACCGAACTTCTTACACGTTTCTTCTGTGATTTTACGTGCTGGTAAATATCTGATCTCACCAACTGGGACTAATGATAAGTCCTTAGTGGTCATTTGTTTTTTCCTTGGCTCTGGTTCTTCGTCTTCCCCGTACTCTTTGATGTTGACACCACATACAAAACACTTACCCCATCCTTTATCGTTAATGGAGTAAGCGTCTGACGATGGGCATACGGGGCAGGGTAGTTTACTTTCTACCCACCCACTCATAGAGTTGAGACTAACTTCTCAAAAGCTTTAGTCATCACAGAGTATGGATAGATATTCTCGTGACGTTTGATGAAGCCGTGGTCTGTATGAACAGAGATTTCAACCTTTGAAGGACTACCAAGGCGTGTACTTCTGTAGATATCTGTCGCGTACTTACCTAGTTTCTGGCACTGAGCGTCTGTTAACTCAATGTTATTGAAAGCTAGGAACAATCTGATAGGTGCGTTTTCTGAGGTGCTGTCAGGCATGTGACGAATAACAGGCACTCGGTTCTTAGCTGTCATGATATTCAGAGCGGTCTCTTGCTCAATCAAGAAGGTGCGTAAAGTGCGTCTAGCGATAGGACTTAGAGAGGAGTTACCACCTAACATATCAATCACGTCAGCAATATACAGTCCAACTTGTCCAGAAGGGAATAAACCTTTGATAGGTGTGACACTGATTCTTAGTTGACTAACTATTGTAAAAATAGTGACACCCAAAGCAGAGGCTACATGGTTAAGGTTTAATACAGGCTTAGGTTTACTTAGGTCTACCTCGATACCTACACCTTGGATTCGTAAAGTTGTTTTGTTAGTGTATTCCATGTAATCAGCTCCAGTTATTTAGATTTACGTTTACGCATGTGAGGGTTGCCTGAGCGTTTGTTCTTCCGGCGTTTCTTTTGTGATACACGGTTAGGTGAACGTACCTGCCACGCTGCTTTCGGTTTAATCCGTAGGGTTTCTGAAATGTCGAACACTGCTGACTCGTTCAGTAAGTCTTGAGCTGTTGGGCCTACGCTCATTGAGCCAATCCCCATCCACGATGTAACTGTATTCCATGCTTTCTTAAACATTACTTATTTGCTCCTGTGATTTTGCGTAAGTTGTCAGCTACGTTCTTAGCTGTATCAATGTCGGTGTTAATCTTGGTGTTCTGACGTTGCAGTTCAGTCACCTTGATCGTGTTTTGCTTAATGTCCTCAGCTGACTTAGCAATGAAGGTTTCTAACTGAGTAATTGTTTTGTTGAAGCTTTTGAGAATTGCATTGAGTTTCATGTGTGTTCCTAATTTTTCAATAATGTACGTAGAGCGTTCATGCCCTTAGGTGTAACCATTGTTTGTTGGTAAGACTGAGCACGTCCTGTAGGTAAACGTATCTTCATGGTCAGGTAACCGTTTTCAGTAGCGTGGGCTGTAGGTATATCTCGGTTATCATGTTTCCAACGCAGGGTGCGAAAGTGCTTATTCAAAACTTGAGCTGACTTAAGCCCTAGCACTTTCGCTGCTGCGGTTGTGGAGAGATAACTTTCAGATTCCATGAAGTCGTCGTAAGCTTCGACTTTTGGCTGCTGCTCAAGCATCCGCTGTTGAATACTCTCGATCTTCCTCTGTGCCACCTGTAGAGCACGAGCCATTAACAAGTCGTCATCGTCCGTGTTCTCTTCACCAGCGATATAACCACCATCTTTACGGATAGCTGGAAGTACCACCTTAGTAACCCAGTCTTGGAAAGGTTTAGCTTGAGGTTTGTCGCTACGCATGATTAGTTTGTAGAGACCGGATTCTGAGATGATTACTGATCTAGTGCTTCGACCATTAGATGTAGCCATTCGTGTTTCCTGTCTTTCAGAAACGTCTAACTTGCGGTAGTGGTTCTGATATGAGCCGTTTGACGGGGTAGCTTTCAAACCCAGTGCTTCACAAACGTCCTTCGCTACAAACCAAGGGTTACCCTCAAGCTCGACTACACGTAGTTCACTGTTGTTGAAGTTGAATGTTGTTAAGTTGTTCATGCCGCTACCTTCATGGCTTCGTCATCTTTACGAAGAAAGTAACGGGCGTAACGCTGGCCTGTCAGGTTGTTCTTTTCAATGACACTGTCAATCACGTAACCAGCTTCTTTCAGGTCAACGATACGGCGAGGTAACGACATAATGTTGAAGTCCATCAAAGCTGAACGCTGTGTGATTGAGTGGCCTTTCTTGAGGTGGTTAATGATTTGCTGGCATTGAGGAGTGAGGCGTGGTGACTTAGGTTTTTCTAAGTGAACCTCAGGTTTCAACACTCGTTTAGGGAGAGCTTTCAGGAAGCAGATATCTACCCAGATACTCCCACCAGAAGAGAGTTCTAACCGACAATCAGGGTAGTAGACTCCATCAAGAGGACACTCGCTATAGTCAGTAGCTATCACAACGGCTGTCACACCGCCTTGACCATGAGGTGTCAGCATTGGTAAAGCGTTTTTGTAACCGTAGTTATCAACTACACGGTTGCTAATGATTACAGTGTCACCAACTTTAAAAGGCTGGTTAGGGTTTGTTTGGTTTTGCATAAGGATTCCTTACAGTTGTCGTAGGTCTAAAAAGAAAACCCCCGCTGAAATGAATCAACGAGGGTTTGTTGTCCTAGGATGCGTGGTAATTAAATTTCTTTAGTTTCTAGGAAGTTAGCAACGTCAAAGCTAGGGCAAGCTTTAGGTGATGCGTTGGTCTGAGCGATAAGGTCTCGGTGTCCCATGATTTTGCAGTCACGGAAGACACGCTTTAGATAGCGAAGGATGATCTCAAGGCTCGTGTATTGTTCATCGGTAAAGTTATCTTCTGGTTTCAGGTCGTCATCGACGCCTCCTGCCATACAGATACCGATACTTCTACCGTTCCAGCCTGAACCGCAGTCTCCTACGTGTGCTCCGGCTTTCTCTAGTGGTCTGCATCTAGCACCTGAGGCTGAACTTTCGATTGTCCCGTCACGTTTGATAACGTAGTGGTAACCGTTCCCGAACCAGCCTTTAGCTCTGTGCCACTGGTCTATGTCTGTTGCTGAAATGTCCTGACTTGCACGTGTAGCCGCACAGTGGACGATGATATGGTCAATGGTTCTCATGATTGTGTTGCGTCCTTAAGAGCACCAATACGTGTAGTCTCAGTAGGTTCTCTTACCCACTCTTCGGGTATCCATTTGTCGGCGAACTGGAAGCCATGTTTTTCACACCACATTGCGTAAGTGGTCTTGCTTCCTTTAGAGATTTTTCCTTTTGAGGAACTGAATACGAAACGTATGTCTAGGTTAGGGTGCTGCTTTTTGATATGTAGGTGCTTCTGTCTGTCCTCGACTTTGAAGCGTCCTTTAGTTTCGATGATGATGCCGTTAGGTAGAATCCAGTCAGGCGTGTATTTAGAAGGGCGAGCAGGGCGAGTAAAGATAATCTTCTCAGTCTCGTACCCTGCTTCCACTCCTAGGGAGACAAGCTGTTTAGCTACTGCCTCCTCTAAACCTGAACGAAACCCTAACTCCTTTGCGCGTTGTGAAAAGTTATAAGAGGGTTTCCGTTTCATTAAAAGTCTTCGGAGTCTCCCTCATCGTCACCAGTGTCAGCTTCGGCAGTGTCATAGTCGTCACTGTCGTCAAACTCTGAGCCAGCTTCCTCAGCTGTGTAGCCTTCTTCATCATCGAAGCCATAACCCTCAGCTGTACGTTGACCAGCTGCTACTAATTCAAGTAATTGAACAGCTTCTAAGTAGAGAGAGACACCGCACATACCCTGACCTGCAATGAAGTAAGGACGTGCGACATATGAAAGCTTACCTTCCGAACCACCCCAGATAGCTTCACATTTCTTGATAGGTGTACGTGAAGCGTCAAAGATAGTCATCTTACGAGTCCAGGCTTTACCTTTAGGCGTTACGCCAGAGGCTTTAGTCTTGAAGCGGAACTCATATTTACCTGTTGGTTCTTCTGTTTCTGGATCATAGATAGGCTGGCCTACTTCATTGACTGTCAGCTCACCTAACTTCTTACGTTGGGCTGGTTTAAGTTTAGCGAAGCCTTCCTCACCAATCTCTAACGCTGAGTCGATAGCGGGTTGTAGCTTAGCTAAGAACTTATCAGCTACGTCCTGATCAACTACTAACCATACGTTGTATTCACCTTCCTCAATCGGGTGCTCATCAGTACCGTAGTCAGGCTCAATCAAATGCGGGTATTTAAAGACACCGCGAGGTGATACGCCTTTGACTTCGACTGGTTTGTTTTCTTTTTCTGCCATGTGTTTTCCTTGTGTTGTTTATTGTGGTTGTGAGCCGCAAAGCTCTTGTAATCCCTCAACGTCTACGCCTTGCTCAATGAGACTGGCTTCGAGGTCTAAGGGAATAGGGTCGCCAAGCTCAATCAAAGCTAAGGCAATCTCTATCTCGCTGTAGTAACGTCTGTTCATTGTGTTTCCGTTGTTGTCCTAGGATGCGTGGTAATTGAAAAGCCCCTGTTTCCAAGGGCTATGCATGGTAATGATAATTGCGAAGGTGGATAGTATCAAGCAAAGAAATACTGTGATTCCATGACTAGGTTCAAATCCAAGTCACCCTTGCGTGGTAACTTTGGTAACTCTGTATCCTCCGGTAACTGCATCAGTAGGTCGTCTTTGAATTTCTCTAGTACATCGTCTGAATACATTTCAATAAACTCAGAGCGTAAGTAATAAGCTAACGCTGCTGCGTTACCTGCGTGTGTACCGTAGCTATCATGTACGAGTGCGAATGATCTAATACCTTCCTCCCATGATTTACGTACAGTTAGACGCATGTGTGATGCATCCATGGAGTGAACCCAGTTAGGGCTAATGCTGTTTGCCTGTTTCTTTTTGTTGAGCTTATTGGAAGGGCCAGTGGCTACCGTAAGCTCCGTTCTGATACCTCCGAATGTTATAGGAATACGTTTAGTCAAAGGCGTGGTGTACGCTTGTAGAACCATAAGGCCGTCTGGAGTTTCCCAACGTACAGGTAAGCCGTCTGACGCTGCTACCTTGGCTGCGTGTTGGAACCACTCCATAGCCTCTTTAGCTGCAACTACTACCTTACCTACCGACTCCCATATAATTTTACCCATGAGCATAGCTGCCTCCCACGGGCGGTCATCGAAAGGGTTATCCGCAGAGAAGTGAGCGGGGCCTACTGTGTCATCCATAACCTGTTGTCTGAACCCGAACTCCTTGGCTCCGTAAGCGAGTGTCATTACAGGACGTTTGCATACCTTACGATCAACCCCATACTTCAACCACTGAGCCGCTAGCTCTACCTCTCTACCTTCACCATTAGCTACTATCTCAAGTAATCTTTCGTTAACCTTGTCCGCAACCTTCCCATAAATATCAGAGGGTAAGTCCGAAGGTGTCAGGTTAACCGCAGCCCCACCGATAGGATCACGTAAGCAAGCTGAGAAGTTCTGGAGACCGTTACAAGTCCCGTCCATTTGCACAGGTAAGTGAGACTCGTAGCCATAGCCGTGTTCAGTAAACCCTAACCACTCGAAGCAGAAAGCTAAGAACTGGAAAGGGGAGTCAGCCTCAGCCCAAAAACGATTATTCATAGGGTCAACCGCAGAGGCCAGAATAGCTTCCTCATGATCAGCTACCCATTGAATCCTACCTTCCATGGAATCCTTATCATAACCGAAACTATTGCTACCGTGGATAGCTAACCACGCGACAGCATCATCATCATTGATAGGAACTGCATTGGCAAAAGTGAGTAAGCCCTTAGCAATGTCTGAACCTTGAGGGTTAAGGAACATAGGCACAGCGTAAGCTCGCCCTCTAAAGTCTAACTGGTGTGGGAAGTAAATCTCACCCTCGTTCTCAAACGACTCAGCTATCGTCAGAATCTTAACGAACTGGAGACGTAATGACTTAAGCTTGGCGTTAAGTGCGTGAACGTCTTGTGCTTTACCTTTCCACTCCTTGAACTCTTCCATTTCAGCTTCCGTCCATTCCTCCTTCGGTCTTGACTCTTCCAGAAAGGCAGGTCTAGTTGGTAAAGGTATTTCATCAGCTGAGGGAATGTCTCCTAAGGTTGATCCGTTTTTCCAGATATCACGAACGGTCTCAAGCACCTTAGCGTTGATCTTCCATGCTGTGTTCTGGATAGAATTTACTGAGTCATAAACCTTAGTCATATCCATGTTAGACAATTCCTCCAAGTAACTAGAAGAACGTGTCTTGATGAAAGTCAACTTACGCACACGGTCTGACCAATAACCACCCTCGAAAGGTGAAGTCCAAGGGCGAGGAGGTATGATTGTCGGGAGATAAACAGGCGATAGTAATGCACAACGGTTCGACTCCTCTAATATCCACTCCATAGCCTCCGGCGTGGCTGTAACATAAACAGCTCTGTTAGTCAGACCGTTAGACCTGAACTCCTTCTGAACTAAACCAGTGGTCTCAACCATGATTTCAATTAACTTGGAGCCTACTAAAAGTTTTGTCTTAGGTGACCACTCCTCAAGCTCAATCCCGTTGACTTCCATTGCGTGACGAATACTCCGGCGCTGTCTCTCGTAGCTGGAACCGTTGACCTTCTGTTCACGTAACAGTGTGGCCTTAAACTTCTTACCGTCCTTCGCTTGGAAGTTACGATAGCAAAGCTCATCCTCTACCATACTAGCTACCGCAGTAGACATACGTGTGAGTGTGTCCCCTCTGGTAACGCAATCAAGCACTGTTCGAGAGGTCAGGAGGGCTAGGGAGGCTGAGTCAATTTTGTTGAAGTAGGTCACGGCTGTGTGCTTACGTCCAGCCTTACCGTTGTTAGCTGCTTCCATGAACTCATCAATGCCTTGAGCTATCAAAGCTATAGTCTCATGCAGGACTCGTTTGATAGGAGCTGTGCCTGTCTCTTGTCCTCGTTCAGCTGCCTTAGTTGCGTTGGCCCAGAAGCGTTCGATCCCCATTCCTCTCATCTTCTCCTCAAGCTCGACTTGTCTGGTCATTTCAGACTGCCATACTTCATCGTGAAGAATCGTGTCTAGTAAATCACTCGATAGTGTTCTCAT